ATGGAACAGCAGACGTTTTTCAAGAGCGTTGAGGAATCGGCGTGGCGTGGCGAGTTCACGAGCCTCAAGGAGTACTACGAGGTTGGCGGCCCCTTCGTGCAGCAACTGAACAGGAGGCTTTACGAGAGGAAGTACTACGAGTTCGACAAGTACGAGCTGACAATAGACCCGGACGAGCCTCTTGATGCGGTAGAGAACTATGACGCCGCAAGACAGCGCAAGGAGATCATACGCTGCTCCGAGAGCTTCGCCTACTTCTGCCACAAGTACGTGAAAATCCTGCACCCGATGCGTGGCCTCCTTCCCTTCGTGCTCTTCAAGTACCAGCGCAAGACGATACACGACTACGAGAACAACAGGTTCAACATCATCAGCAAGTTCCGTCAGGGCGGCCTGACCACCGTGACGCTCCTCTGGGGCCTGTGGCGGTGCATGTTCCAGCTAGACCAGCAGATCATGCTGATATCAAAGACTGATCGTGAGGCTACCGACATCGGCATGATGGCTGACCGTGCCTGCGAGAACATGCCTGAGTGGCTGAGGCCCAAGAAGGACGGCAAGTGGAACGACCACCTGAAGATGTTCACGGACACCGGATCGGCGCTGAAGTTCTACTCCCCTGAGGCTGCCCGTGGTAAGTCGGTCACATTCCTCATCGTTGACGAGGCGGCTTTCATCACGGACATGGACAAGCACTGGAAGGCGATGTGGCCCATCCTCTCCACGGGCGGTTCGTGCACCCTGATATCAACCGTGAATGGCCTCGGCAACTGGTATCAGGAGACCTATCACGACGCACAGGAGGGAAGGAACAAGTTCCATGTCATCGACCTCGACTACTGGGATCACCCAGATTACAACAACGACCAGTGGGTGGCGGACCAGAGGTCGCAGCTAGGCGAGAAGGGCTTCAGGCAGGAGGTGCTGCGTGAGTTCCAGGGCTCGGGCGAGACCTACTTCTCCACCCGTGTGTTGACACGGCTGAACGAGCAGACAAGGAACAACTACCCCAGCAGGAAGCTCTTCCCGAAGTGGGTCAACCTGAAGGGGCGTGTGGCGCAGCTTGAGCACGACGAGTCCAAGGGCGCCATGTGGATATGGAAGGAGCCCGTGGAGGGCCACGAGTACGTGCTCGCCGCCGACTGCGCAGAAGGTCAGGCGGAGGACAACGACAGCAGCGTATTCCATGTGCTCGACATGAACACGCTGGAGCAGGTGGCCGAGTTCTACTCGAACATCGTGTTGCCACATGAGTTTAGCCAAGTCATAAAAGAGATAGCAATATATTACTACAACGCCCTCGTTGTTGTCGAGAACATGGGGCCTGGCACCGCAGTGTTAAGCGCCCTTCAGCACACTCATTTCTACGACAACCTTTATTTCGAGAACGTCAAGTCGGCCAACATCAAGCCCGGCATCAGGATGGGAACCCACAACCGCAGCCTTCTCCTCGAGTGCCTGCAGAACCACCTGTCCAACGACACGGTGAGGATAAACAGCATGAGGTTCGTCTCAGAGCTCGACACGTTCGAGTACAACAAGGTGACCAAGAAAGCTCAGGCACGCAAGGGCAAGCACGATGACGCAATCATAGCGATGGCCGTGGCCCTTTACGTAAGGGACATTCAGATGAGGGATCTGCCCATCGGCGCAGAGACGAAGCAGCACATCGGCATCGTGAAGTCGGAGATATTTGACCAGATCAAGAGGGAGCTCATGGAGGGGCGACCCGAGGACATCCTCCTCGACAACGAGTATGACGTTCTAGCGCCGGACAGGGAGACTGTGATGGCGAACATGGGCATGCCCTTCATGGAAAGGAAGGGCGAGCGAATACTCAGGGAGTTCGGTTTCTAGGGGAGTTCAAATGGCGTTCAACAGGTTCTCTGAATTCGTCAGGCAGCGTGCGACCGGGTCGCACGATGTCGTCATCGACACAAAAGAATACAGCGACACGGTTTATGCCGACCTTGCTGCCGCAGCCTTGAGGAACTCTCCGCTCATCGGGTCCAAGGACATGGTTTCTCTGGCGCTCCTAAGGGTTGAGCGCAAAATGGCCGAGATCGACTACCAGAACCATCACGCAGTCTGCGCAGCAATCAGCAGTGGCAACGAGAGCAGGCTCGCAGCGCAGCTTAGCCGACTTGAGAGGCATGTAACCGACAAGGCCATATTCTCAGAGGTCTCGGCGCTTTGCGAAAAGTCCTTCTTCGACTGCCAGCTTCCGGAGTCGTGCGTCCCTCTGGACATCGATTCGGTCAGGAACGAGCTGAAAGCGGTGGCCGAGGCGCAGGCGAGCAAGATATCCTGCGCAATTCGTGACGCCATGAAAAGCTGGCCGAAGACGACGATCAGGCTGGAGGCTCAGAGCCCGTCTGACGGACTGATATGCCAGTCGTTCAGGTGCAACATAGGTGATGCTTACGGCATAAGATTTGAAATTAGCGAGTCGCTTGACGTCACCAACGTTGAGTTCGCCGACGAGGACTCCCTCATCATGAGCGAATCCTTCTCAAGGCTCGTCGGGGAACTGTCCGGCGAGAGGAAGGCGAGGTCGTTCGGCGTCTACTACATGAACTACCCTAGGGCCATGAGGCACGTTATGGAGGCCAAGAGAAGGGACATATCACTTGGAATCAAGTGTTACATCCCAAGGTTCTCGAGGCTTGCATCATCGCCGTCCTTTGATGATGCCTCAGACACGTGGCGCCTGCGCATCGAGGACAACCTGCTTGAAAGGGTGGACGATTCCTCTTTTGAGGCGAAAAGCCAGGCAATGCTTAGGTCGGTTGACATGATTGGAGAGGCAAATGAAGACCAACACTGATGAACTGAAGGCGCACCTGAGGCGTGCGCTTGTCAGCGCACCAGACGACAACTCGCTGCGGGAGGCCAAGACGCACATACTGCGTGCGATAGAGGTCATCGAGGAGGTTGAGTCAAAGAGGGACAGGCGTCAGTCCGCACTCGTCGAGAGGCGTCAGAAGAACCTTTTCATTCCGGATGTCAAGTCTGCTTACAAGGCTATCGAGAGCGAGCTGGCTTCGGAGAAGGCGAAGCTTGAGCAGATTGTAAAAAGGAAGAGCTCAAGGGTTTTGGACAGGCCAGAGCCTCCGGAAGAAATGCAAAATGTTTTCGGATGACCTGCCATACCTCATAGCCGAGCCGCCAGAGCACATCATGGACGAGATCGTCAACTGGGGCTACGAGAACATACCCAATTCATTGCTCTTCGAGGAGGATGGATATGGCAGGGAGCTGTATGTGCACCTGACTTTCCTTACCAACGTGGACATGAGGAGGAACACGATGCTCAACGAGACACTCGCCATGCAATCCTCTGTCAATTGCACGCTCGGTAAGGTGATGACTTTCACCCAGAACAGCAAGTTTGACGTTGTCTGCCTCGAGATAGTCAGTGGTGAGGTGATGGACTTGCACAAGAGCCTGCACAATAGCATCATATACGAGCAGCTATATCCAACATTCATACCACACATAACTATAGCGTACGTTCAGAAGTCGCATGGAGAAAAGTTCCGTGGGAATACATACTTCGAGGGAAAGTCATTCAAGATTGACGACCTCGTGGTCTCCCACAACAGGGGAAAGAGCCAAGAAAGGGTGAGGCTAAAGAAATGAGAAGCAACTGGAGAGGAATACTGAAGATCCTTGACATTCAGCACGTCAGGGACGGCAAGGTGATCTGGTCCGAGCAGAACATCCACAACCTGTTGCACACCGGCGGCGAGCAGTTCATGCTGCTCTGCGCATTCGACAACGACGGCAACGTCGTGCCCGCAAACTACTACTTCGGTTTGGACAACAGGACGGTGGTCGCCGTCACGGACACCATGGCTTCGATATCCAGCACGGAGCCCACCTCCGGCGGGTATACGAGGCAGAGCGTCGCATCGAGCGGGGGGTTCACCGTTGAGGCCGTCTCTGGCATCTATCGTGCGGTCGGGCCGATCTTGACCTTCAACGCCACCGGGATCGGCTACGGGCCGGTCAAGAACCTGTTTCTGACGACGGCTTCCGACAACAGCGGCTACCTCCTGTCAACGGCGGTTCTGAGCTCTTCAGTCACGCTAACCTCGGGGGACAGCATAAATCTGCGAATGTCCATCCAGCTTGCCGACATAACGCTCTAGTTGAGGGTGTCAATCAGCATCTCGACAGGCTTTATCTCAACGAAATGCACGATGTTGTGCTCTCGCCTGGCGAGTTTTCTCTTGTAGTAGAACCTGAACTCGCAGCACTCGAAACCACCGTCGTCAAGGTCGAGCAAGCATTCGCTGGTCCCGATTCTTTGCTGAGCTGCCCTCACCACCTCTGGGTCAGTTGGGCCGTCGCCGACAACCTCGAAGTATGGCAAATCGATGGCGAAGCCAGATTCTGTAGGCTCTAAGCCAGTCCTCTTCCTCGAGTTCCTAAGGGTGTAAGTGCAAAAGACTTCCTTGGCTGGTTCGCTGGTCTTTCCGTCTTGGAACCAGACTGGGACATACACTCCGCCGCAAACGACATCCTTTCCTGAGTTGATGTCGTACCTTTGGCTTCGATCGAGATAGAGGTAGTGAGATGCTGTCAGAGTAGCCATACAATCACCTTTTGCAAGATATATAAATTGTAACCGTTCGGGGGCCAAAGATGTTCAAAAACATTATTTTTTCAGTATCTCTTCTTCTCTTCGGAGCGCCTGGGATGACGCAGGTCATACCCCCAAGCCAGAGGCAGTTCGCCGAGGTAGATCCCTTCGACAACATGCCCATCCTTGAGAGGGGCAACTACGGCGCAAACGCCAAGACGCCTGTCCCTCAGCGAGGGCCTGAGTTCCGTAGGTTTCTTGCTCCCTCGTGCAAGATAAGCGTCGGCAACGGCTCCGGCTCAGGGACGATCATACATTACGACGAGTCAAAGAACTTGGCCTATGTGGCAACTTGCGGCCACCTCTGGCAGGAAGGAATTGTCGATCAGGAAAGGGCCAAGCGGATGAACATCAAGTGCAAGGTGATATTCTGGTATCACAATGACCAGAGACTTGATGCCCCAAAGCAATATGATGCCACAGTTGCTTTCTACAGCTATGTGCGTGGGCAGGACACTGCGCTCGTCACTTTCAAGCCAGATTGGAAGCCGAACGTGTTCCCGCTTGCGGAGAAGGACTACAAGTACCCCAAGGGCCAGCACGCACACTCGGTTGGATGCGACGCAGGATCCGAGGTGGCCCACTACGACATTGAGATGATAGGGCTTGAGTGGGATGACCTAGTGACCATCGGGAACAGCCCAAGGCCTGGCAGATCCGGAGGCGGCCTGATGGACGACAATGGTCTGTACATAGGGACTTGCTGGGGGACGCAGTACGTGGACGGTAGCGGCAAGGGGTTCTTCACCCCGATGCAGGTCATACATAAGTTCTGGGCAAACCAGAAGGACTACAGTTTCCTTCTCGAGCAGAGGAAATCTGGAGGTTTCCGCTACAACCTCAAGATTGTGGATCACAGCGGCTCAAAGGAATCGTTCCTGCCCGAGTATATCCTGCTGCCCTAGGTGAGGCTGTAGAAGGGGCAAACCGTCCTGTAGTCGCACCGTTTACACTGGAACCCGACACGGCCATACACGTCGTCTGGCGAAGTGCTGATGATCTGCTTGTAAGTCTCGTGCAGCTCCTGCTCTGCGGTCTCGACGCTCTCCTGCGTGAACTTCGTGGATATGAGCTCGGCGCCGTCGAGGTAGAAAAGGGCAGCTCGTATGTTCTCCGGCTTGGCTCCGAAAATACGGTTCACCACCCTTGCGTAGCAGCGCAACTGCAGGTCGGAGCCGATGTTGCTGCGGTTCTTGCGCCACTTTCCCTTTTTCGTTGTCTTGTAGTCAAGTATGAAGTACTTGTCGTCACGCACGATCAGCCGGTCTATTACGCCGGTGACTATGTGGTTGTCCGGCGGCTGCATGTCGTACCTGAACGGCCACTCGGTCTCGCCATCGAAGCCGATCCTGTCGGTAAGCTCCTTAATGTGCCTGATGTGCTCTGGCAGTTTCTTGCGGTAGCTGGCGTCAAGCTTTGGCGCCGACTCACCCTCCTCGACCTGTATCTTCCCGCTCAGGACGTCCGATGCGATGGACCCTATCTGCCGTGCTCCCTTCTCCTGAACGTAAACCTCGGCGATCTTGTGGACGACCTTGCCGTATGTGAAGTATGGCTGCTGCGGACCTTCAGGTATCATCCGTAGATGATATCTAAACTTGTACTTCGCTTGGCACTCAGACCAAGTCTGCCTGCGTGATACGCTTATGTGTTCGCAGATGAGGGTTTTGTGTTCCATGTTTTTCTCGGCTTTGGTACACTTCTACTGTAACCATCGTTCTTGCAAAGGCAGGAAAAATGAGCATACCTTTCAAAAATTTCGAGAAGTGGGCCAAGGAGAAGTTCGGCGACGACGCCGTGAAGGTATCCGGCAACGAAATCAAGATCAACAGCATATTCGAGAGCGACGACGACGGCCACCACCTTTGGTGCAACCCGGACGGCGGCAAGAAGAAGCACAAGTTCGGCGCCTTCAACTGCTGGAAGAGCAACAGGAAGGGAAGCCTAGTCAAGCTCGTTATGATGGTCGAGGGCTGCGACCGTGACGAGGCCGTGGCCAAGTTGATGGGCACCCAGACGATCAGGGAGCTCGAGAAGGACATCGAGGCCATATTCGCCGCTTCGGATGGATACTCCTTTGACGAGGAGGTCAAGACTTCGGGGCCGGCTGGTCTTTCGCTGCCTGAGGGTAGCGTGCTCATATCGTCCCTGCCGGTCGGCAACTGGTGGAGGTCGAAGGCTCAAACCTATCTTGAGGACAGAAAGATACCGATAGATGGTCTGTATGTCTGTACCGAGGGCAGGTACAAGTACCGCATCGTGATACCGTACATCGGCAGGAAGGGTGAGGTCACCTACTTTAACTGCAGGCACATGGGCGACAGCAAGTGCAAGTACCTTGGCCCTCCCAAGGACATCGGCGTCGGCAAGGAGGATGTCGTCTTCATGGCCGGACCTTGGCCCGATGAAGGCGAGACCGTCTACATCTGCGAGGGCGAGTTCAACGCAATAAGCATGAGGCAGGCGGAGTTCCATGCGGCCGCATGTGGAGGGAAGAGCATGAGCGAGAAGCAGGCCATACTGCTCTCGCCCTACAAGACGGTCATATGCCTTGACCGTGACAGGGCCGGAAGGGCTGGCACGCTGAAGATGAGCTCGATGGTGACTGCGCTTGGCACGGGCAAGAAGTCCAAGGACAGCCTAGGGTTCGTCATTCCGCCGGTTGGTTACAACGACTGGAACCAGTTCCTTAAGGAGAAGAATGCCGTCATGCTGCACCATTATGTCACAAAGAACACTCGGCCATTGGACTATTCTGGGCCCATCGGGACTACCGGAGACTTCTTCGGGTTCAGCGATCTCTGGCGTTGAGCCACTCGCTGAAGCTCACGAATCCCTCGGTCTTCACCTTCTTTTTCTTCTTCTTTTTTCCCTTGCCCTTCTCCTCTGGGTAGTGAGCCTTGTCCCCCTTTTTCTTCATGTACCAGGCCAGAGCGAAAGGGTTGTCTATGTCTTTATGCTTTTTCATGGCCTTTACCGTGCCTGACCAGCCCGGCGGCGCCACCTCGTTCTTTTGCTCGCTCATGATTTCTCCTCGATTTGAAGGGTTCCAGCCATGAAAATAGGCATGATAGATGTCCACAACCAGAACTATGAGGGTATATACGACATCAGCGCCCCGATTAAGAGGGCCTACTGCCAGAAGCACGGTTACGAGTTCGTGGAATACGTCGCCGATATGCCGCTTATACCGGAGTCTAGGCAGTACAACTGGAGCCGTGTACAAGGCATCATCTACAACCTCCACAGGTTTGACTGGCTCTTCTACCTTGACACCGACATACTGATCATGAACGACTCGCACAGGATCGAGGATTTCATAGACGACAGCTACGACATGGTGGTCGGGCCGCTTCCGAGCGAGGGCCACATAATGACCAGCGGTATGCTCATTAGGAACTGCAGGTGGTCATACGAGTTCATGCTGGACATATACGCACAGACAGAGTACATCCAGCAGCCCTACTACTCGCCGGAGGGCTGCGACGCAACCGGCACACCATGCACCGGCGGATACTACTTCGAGCAGAGCTCCTTCCATCACCTGTACGACTCGGTCAAGAAGTATCGAGACAGGATCAAGCGTGTCGAGAGGAGGCACTTCAACTCCGAGACGAAATCCTACACGCCGGGCGACTTCCTGATCCATTTCCCTGGACAGGTCAACAAGACTAGGCTCATGAGGGCGATGCTTGAACGTGGGCACGACGCCGTCGTCGAGATGGCATATCCGGTGGACACGAAGGACTACCTTAGCAAAACGCTAAGCGACTACGAGAAGATCAAGGCACGAAACATGATGCGCAAGCAAAAACTTAACTCGGAGGCAGAAGGATGAAAATCACTACGATAAAGAAGATGCAGGAGTGTTTCCTGAATAAGGTTTGCACGGTGTTGACGCTTGCCGTGAACAAGGGCAACTTCAACGATGTCCAGTTCGCCGACTTCTTCACCGGAATTGTTGACATGATAGACGAGGATGGAATTATGCTAAGGCATCATATGACCGGATGCCGCAGCTTCTATCCCATGAGCCACATCACCGGAATACTGGAGGAGCAGGTCATAAGCGAGGACGACCCGAACTACAGCAGGGTAGTCGAAGAGATCAAGAACGCACCGAAGGACAAGAGGCCCGTGGTGGCCACGGTCAATCCGACGAAGCAGCCTTATGTGGACCCCGCTATGTTCGCCAAGCTGGCCCAGCAGGCTCAGGAATTCAAGAAGACCTAGAGCCGAGATCCTCGAGCTCGACCACGGCGCTCATTAGCTGCTCGATGTCCTTGGCCGAGTCGATGAGCTCGGCGACCTCACGGGACTGCTCGTCCTCCATGTCGAGGCTCTCCTTCTTGGACTGGAGCATGCGCTTCATCTTGGCCATCGTGCGACGAGCCCTGTCAGAGGTGATGGGGTCTCCCATTGTCGAGATGAGCTCCTCCTTCTCCTGCTCGTCCGGCCAGTCCATCACGAGATCGACCACCTTGCTGGCGTCGTCCCTGTGTTCGTACTCGAGCTCCTCGGCGTCGAAGCGTTCGTCCCCGCCATCGCCCATGAGGAGGTCGGGCTGGGGCGCCCTGCTGTCGGGGGCGTCCCTCTCTTCCCGTGACTCGGGCTGCTCCGGCTGCCGTTCGCCGGCGGCACGGGTCTCTGCAGACGACCTTGATGAACGCAGCTCTGCCGCCTTGATCATGTCCTCGAGGTCTTCTGGGTTGGCGATCGGGTCTGACTCGTCCTCGAGGCGACCGTCTGACTTCATTTTGTTCAGCATGTCGGCCGACATCTCATCACGGCGTGGGTCGCCGATTCTGAGGATCAGAGGCAGAGGGTGGCCGAGGAACCTCATCTGCGGGTCGTCTCCGCCACCGTGCTTGTTCCACGACTGCTTTTCCTCAGAGGACAGAGCGAGGAACTTCTTGCCGGTCGTCGGCTGCCCCTCTGGTGACTTCTCCGGCTCGGCTCTCTCGGGGCTAGGCTCGGGCCTTGCCTCTGGCTCGTCCGCCACGTCGGGGTCAACGCTGGGCGCAGGAGGCGCTTCGGACTTTGTCGGGAACGATGACAGCGCCGGCATCCTGTATTTCTCTGCGGGCTTGGGTGTCGGACCCGGCTGCGGGGCCTGCTGAATGCGGGCGAGCAGCCTTTTTGTCGTGTCCTTTAATCTGGATTTAAGCTCGTTGACCTTGGCGCTGATAATCTGGAAGATTTTGAGTTTGTCGTAATCCTCCGCCTCGCTGAAGACCCCTTCTATCTCGGAGCAAGCGACATGCAGCTCACGGAACTCCTCGAGGCTCAGCGAGTGCTCTCCGAGCCTGCCGAACTTGTTCCTCATGAGGTAGGGGTTGGTGGGGTTGTCCTCGCCGTGGTAGATGTTCGAGAATACGTTCTTTATCCTGCCCCATAGCCCGGGGGCAGACTTGACGCCCGTGCCGGATATCAGAGCCTGCTTGAGGTCCCTAAGCCATGTGTCCAGAACGGAGTCGATCGATGCGTCTATGCGACGGGCCGTGTCGTCCGGCTTTGGCCGGCGACCCATTTCCTCGTGGAACCTTGATTTGTAGTCTTTGTATCCCAGCATATACGCTCCTTGAGGGTATATACTGTTTTTTTCAAGATTGTTCGCTGATGTACTCGCCGATCTTCTTGAGCGACATCAGGCATGAGTCGAAGCGGTGAAAGTCGCTCGATATGTACTCGAGGGCCACCTCGTCGAACTTCTCGGCGGAGTTCTCGTCGACCTCGAAGTAGATCGCCTTGCCACGCCGACCCACGACTTTGTACTTGTGCATGAGGATGTACGCTGCGGCGCCGAGGTCGGTCACGAACCTGTTCCTCGTGTCGAAGTTGTACTCGCCGATCTTCTTCAGGGACATGATGCAGGCGTCGAACCTGTGGAATTCGCTGCTCAGGTAGTCCAGGGTCAACTGGTCAAACTTCGCTGGTGTGCACTTGTCATCGAGGAGAAAGAATATCTCCTTGCCCTTCCGGCCGATGACTTTCAGGTCGTGCATGAGCAGGTACGCAGCGGCTCCGAGGTCGCTGACGCTCTTTTGGCTTTTCATTCTTTCATCCTTCGCATTCTGTTGGTTGTGTTTGTTCTGTTTGCAGTTGTGCTTACTTCGCAGCGGCCTCGGCGGCTATCAGGCAGCCCCGGGCGACGCTGTAGAGCGGGTCGTCTGGCTTGATGATGTCGCCGATCTTGATCGGCAGGGTGGTCTGCTCGAGCACCTCACGGAACAGGTTGGCGAACCCGTTTGGCGAGCTCGTGCCGCCTGCGATCACGACATCGACTGGTGCGTCTGTCCTGACCGTCTTCGTGACGTCGCTAAAGCCCTTCTTCAGTCCGGCGACGGTGTGCTCGATCATCAGGCGGTACTGCGTGTGGATCGCCCTCTCGACAAGGTTCGTCGGCTGCCTAAGGAGGTCAACCTTCGTCTTCTCCTTGTTGATGAAGGAGACACTCTCGCCGGTCGCCTTGGCTGCCTGGCGGTCAATCCAGTCGCCCGAGTTGACGATGGCAAACTTGAAGACGGGGTTGCCGTACATGGCGTAGCACACGTTGATCATGCCGCCGCCGAACGACATGGCGATGCCGGTGTACGCCTTCTTGGCGAGCTCGGCGTATACGAGTGCCAGCGCCTCGTTGATCGGATGGGCGTCAACCGTGTAGCCGGTCTCGTCTCGGTAGGCCTTAAAAATGGCGTCGAGAATCCTCTGGTGGTAGTCAGCGTCGGTGTCGACGTTGATTGCGTTTGACGGCACGCAGTAGTACAGCAGGTCGCCGTCCTTCTTCACGCCGTCGACGAGGCTGTGGATCATGATGCTCATGATCTGGAACGCATCCTTCTCCTTGGGGTTCACGCAGCCGTGGATCATCGGCCTCTTGAGCTCGAGTGCGCTCATCGTGTAGGTCATGTTGACCGCCGCCTCGCCAAGGGCATAGGCCACGTTGTCACGCTCTATCAAGGGAACGCCGGCCCTCTTCATCATGTCGAACACGAACCTGTTCTCGAGCGGCAGCTCGAGGAAGGCGTTGACTTCACGCTTGTAGACGAAGTCGCCGTCCTTGTCACGGTGGCACGAGACCAAGTTGTATGTTCCGCAATCAAATCCGGTCATTTGATCTCCTCACTCTTTCTTGCCGAAGTCGACCTTGGGAATCGGCCCGAAGTCGGGTATCTCCCAGAGAGTCTTGTCGCCTGCTTTGTTTTTTGCCGGGGCTGCCTCCTGCTCCTCCTGCTGCCTTGCGTTGACCACAAGCCCGTCAGAATTGAGGTTGATCGTCAGCTCTAGTGCGATGGTGACCTGCACCTCGCCGTCATTCGTGACGACCTTCACGTTTCCAGGCTTGATGAGCTGGGGCAAGATGAACCTCTGACTTTTCCGGCCCCGCAAAAGGGGCCTCCCGATGGCAATCCAAGATATATTAGTTAGTGCCAAGACATAAATTTCGATAGTTTTACAGCGTTTTCAAGGCAAACTTGGCCGGAGTCGGCCACCTCTCGAACATCTGGCGGACAACTTGGCTTATGCGTCCGTCCGTGAGCGTCGTCAGGCAAGGCTTAAGGTCGTCTCTAGTCCTGCTGCAGGACTTGTAGTCGTAGCATGGGCCGCACTCCCAGTCGCCGTCGTCGAAGTGTCTCTGGACGAGCAAGAAGTCATAGTGCTTGCCGTAAGTCTTGCCGTTGGCGAAGGTGAATATGCCGACCAAGGGCTTGCGGAGACCGCCAGCGACATGGAAGGCAGCGGAGTCAACGCTGATCACATAGTCTGCGGCGGCTATGAAGTGCATCCACTTGCGAAGATTGCAGCCGTACACGCCCGGAACTCCTGCGGAGTCCAGCTCCTTTATGGGCCTGCTGTGGCTGCCGACAAGGTTTGCGGACCGTGTGGCCTCCACGACCTCCGAAATCTGGCTGGGCATGAGTGTCTTGGTTCTCACCGCCGAGACGGGTGCGAAGAGCACGGTCGGAGAGCCCGTATATCTCTTCAAGTCGTCAAGCTCCCGCCTGCACTCGCTGAGCAGCGCCTCATCCAAATTGAACTGCATGTCGTGCCTTTGGAGCTCGATACCGCAGTACAGGCCCCATATGTCCGACCTGTTGAGGGCGCACGACAGTCCATGTGCGTTCTCGTACTTGTTGGCTACGTAGATACATGTTTTGTAGTGCATCATGAAGTCAGAAAGCTCGACAGTCCTTGCGCAGTGGACGCCTGACAGCATGGGGTGGTCTGACACGACATCCCTGTAGTTGTCGAGGACTGCAAAGTGTATCTCCGCCTCAGGGTAGACACGCTTCACGTCCCAGAAGAGCATCCTCTGGATGAAAACGTCGCCGAGACCCCCAAGAGGCATCCAGAAAAGTATCCTGTTCCTTCTCTCGCTGAAATCACGCAGAGACATTTGGCCCGATCTGGTCATCAAATAAAAGAGTCGGGCCCGACCGATAGAGGCCGGGCCCGACTCGAAATAGTTGATGGTTCAGCTCAGGCAGGCGCTCTTGACGCTTGCGATGATCTGGATGGAGGCCGCCGACCCGCTGGAGTTTGCGAAGTCGAGGCTGGTGACGGCCAAGTCGCCGTAGTTGAAGACTTGGGTGTCGCCGGCCATCAGGGTGAAGATCGCCCCCGCCAAGCCGTTCAGCTTGACGGAAACGTCTCCGCCGCCGGTAGCGTTGGAGATTTGGACGAAGTTGGCTGCTGCGCCGTAGTCGCCCACGATGTCGACGAGGTTGGCGCCGGCGTAGGTGCTGCCGTCGGCCACAGTGAGGGTGTAGACGGTGGGGAAGTTGTTTTCCTCGGGAATCGGGCTCCACACGCTGCCGTCGTCGGTGACGACCTCGATGAAGGCCTGGTCGAGACCAACCTGCGGGTAGGCGAACTTCTTCCAGTAGTTGCAGTCGGTGAAGGTGTCGCCGTCGTTAAGCTTGCGGTAAATCTTGTTCGGGCCGGTCACGAAGATCGTACGCTGGATCGAGGGGTCAAATTCCGCCCCGGTCGCCGGGTCAATGTCCAAAGTTCCTTGGACGGTGTTCTGAAGATTAACTCTGAATACGCTCATTTGTCTCCTTGGATGTAAAGGAAAGAATCCCCATCTCAAGGGTATTTATGCAGGACGGCGGCAATCATGCCGGCAAGGATATGATTTCGCCATCCGGAAACATTCGCAGGAACAGATTTTCACCAAAACCTGACCTGATGAGGGTCACGCACTTGCCTTCGGCAGCGGCCTCCCACAACTGGTCGCACTCCACACCGACCACCCAGTCGAATTCGCCGACAGGCTTGTTGATCTGCGCATCCGACCCACGGGCCCTGATGAAATCTAGGGCCAGCCTGATCTGGTCGCCTGACAGGCTCCGGTTGGGCTGAGAGCCGTTCGGCAGGAGCACGCATGAGCCGTTCAGCTCGTGGAGAGGCCTCTTAGGCCGTGCGACAGGGCCAAACGGTATTGATGACTCGTCCATAAATGACTCGACCGGATGCCTCTCTCCATCGGAGACAAGCTCTCTGATGTAGGCGAAGCGACCACTAGACTCCTTCAGCTCAGTCCGGCTTAGCGTCCTTTCTTCACCCCTGAGTAGATACATATACTCATCACGACAGCAGATGAACACTTTGATGCCTGGAAACTCTGATTCCATGTAAGGCCTGAGCATTCTGAGCTGCACGACATAGTCCCTACAGTGGCCCATGTAGGCCACGCAGTAGTTGTCCTTGATCTTGGCGTATTCCGGGAGTGGTATCATATGGGCGACCAGGAGAAAAACTTGATAGAGGCAGCTCAACTGTTCGCCAACCAGTTCGGGGACGACAGCGAGTACAGCCGCATGCTCATGGAGATAGTGCTCGAGGAGCTCATGCAGGCCAGCACGAAAAATTATAAAGCAGACGTGGAGGGGCAGAGTGGCAAGGATTTACAGTGACATATATCTATACCTAGCAAGGCGTGACAGGTCATCGGTCAGGATACTCTGCAAGCTAAGGGGCTACGAGATCAACGCCTCAAGGATACAGAACGTCGACACGCTGGGGCTGCCGCCCGACTGGACGACAGCCCTGAATCAGATAATCTACGACAACAGGATGCTTTGGGAGCCCTGGGTAGAGTCAGCCGACACATACGAAGATCTTAAGGACTCGCTGAGGCTGCGTGGTTACAAGAATCTGCCTATGAGCGGTCAGCCGGAATTTACTGCGGCCAACACGGCGTCTCCGGTTGTGAACCCGAATGCTCTGCCGAGAAGGACCGTCATGGTGCAGAAGAGGAAGGACTAGCCGTCCATTCTCCTCAGGTACATCCGGTGGATGAGGAATGAACCCTCGCTCACCGACACGTACATGTAGTGCCCGTTCTCCTCAGTGATCGAACCGCCGTTCTTCTTGAATTCCTTGGCGACCTCGTAGGTGTCGCCATCCTGCGTCTCCATGCGGGAGAGCAGCTTCTTGAAGGGAATCTTGGATTCGACTTTGACGCCGACGAGACGACTCTTGTCGTGGTCTGACTGATGGTTCATCCACTTCTTGAAGTCGCTGAAATTGAATGGACCGAATGGGTCCTTGTTGTCACTCCATTTACTCATTTTTTTCACCAACCTTGTTGAAAAAAGAAGGGAAGTCCTTCCCCTCTATGTATTCCGCATTCGAGTACTTTTTCGAGCTCGAGAAGTCATAAAGGTGAAAATCGTAGTGAGGGTGGTTCTTCAGCCAGTAAAACATCCCGTCCACGATGCCGCTGAGCTTGATGTGCTGTGGGTATGTGTGGAGGCCGTTCTCCAAGGAAACGGAACCAGGCCGTCCGGCGTCAAAGCTATCGTCGCAGCAGAATAAGAATATGGATTCGGCGCCAAACCTGTAAGCCAAGCTTATGGATGCGCAGATCGGGTTCCTATAGTCATCAACCTGCCATGACACCTCCTTTACGCCAAGCGATGCGTAAGAATTCTCGTTGACTGGGTAGTACCTGTACTTGTTTGTCTCGTACGCAGCAAGGAACTTGTGGTTCGTTCTCGACGAGGCGATACACTTTGGTAGGTTCATCCTGCGCCGTGGGAGGAACTTTAGGCAGTCTGCGTAAGGGTTGTTCACGACATACCAGTTGATCGACCGGCTCTTAACATTCCACTTCTGAAGCGCACCGTTCACTGCGAATATAGTCCAATCCTTGGGCAGGTTTTCGAGAAGTGACTGCCTGCGCTCGAAGTCGTAGCCGTCGTTGACTATGACCACCTTTGGGAAGAAGAACTTCTCCGAGTCCACCCAAGGCATTCTGAGCATCTTGTTCTTAGTCTCGTTCTCGAGAAAAAGGAAGTGATCGGATCTCTGGATGGTTTCGTTGAGGTCGATTGACACGACGTTGGTCTTCGTGAAGTCACGCACCCACACGCCCTCCGGCGTCAGGAGGTAGTGATTGCCGTCTCTGCTTTTCTTGATTCTGGGGTTCATGTCAGGATGGGTTGCAAGGCACTATCGCCACGCACTGGGCCTTTCCGTCTTCGCCGGTGATCTTGGTCATATCGAGGTTGATTTTGACGTCGATCGGCGCACCTCTGTAAACGAGTTCGATCTCTGGCTTATCTGGCAGAACCAACTGGATTGCCGACGGAGCGCCTATAAGCTCGATGGCGCTTGGTATACCGACCACTTGGATCTTCTCGGGTATGCCTGTGGTGTCCAGCTTGATGGTTGGCATTTCATCAGGCATCTCGAGCTTGATCGTGCTCGGAAGCGACGAGGCGTCGATGCTAATGACCGAGGGAAGATCCGTCGCCTTAAGCTCGATGACTGAGGGGATGTCAGCGCCCACAATCTTGATCTCGCTTGGGATCGGCGTGGCAGGCCCGATGATCTTGATGTCCGGTATGTTGAAGCTCTCGACCCGAATCACGTTCGGGATGTCATGAAGAACCTTGATGTCCTGTATCTCAGGGACTTTGACGATGATCTCGCTAGGTATGCCGATCATGTTGCCGTCGATACTCAGCGATTCCATAGGCTGATACACACCATCGCTGAACAAGTCTGGAGTCCTGAACGCCGGCGTTGCGGATGGGCACAGCACAGTAACGACGCAGCTAAGTGTCGGCGGCGATCCCCAGTTGACGCTTAGCGTCGGGGCTGGTCCGAAGTCAATCGTCGATGGGATGGACGGACCGGGCCCGAAGTTAATCTGGCTTGGAATCTGGGGACCAGGCCCGAAGTTGATCAGGCTAGGTATCTGCGGCCCAGGGCCAAAGTTGATCAGGCTAGGTATCAGGGGGCCAGGCCCGAAGTTGATCAGGCTGGGTATCTGCGGTCCGGGGCCGAAGTTGATCAGGCTCGGTATCTGCGGCCCGGGGCCGAAGTTGATCAGGCTCGGTATCTGCGGCCCGGGGCCGAAGTTGATTTGTGATGGAATTGTCGGCCCTGGACCGAAATTGATTAGGCTTGGTATCTGCGGCCCCGGACCGAAGTTGATCAGGCTCGGTATCTGCGGCCCCGGACCGAAGTTGATCTGTGATGGTATTGTCGGCGCCGGCCCGAACGGGATGTTGCTCGGGATGTTGGGCGCCGGTCCGAACGGGATGTTGCTCGGTATGTTGGGCGCCGGCCCGAACGGGATGTTGCTTGGTATGTTGGGTGCAGGCCCGAACGGGATGTTGCTTGGTATGTTGGGTGCAGGCCCGAACGGGATGTTGCTCGGGATGTTCGGGGCAGGCCCGAACGGTATGTTCGTCGGGATGAACGGCGCAGGGCCGAAGGGTATGTTCGTCGGGATGAACGGAGCAGGCCCAAAGGGTATGTTCGTCGGGATGAACGGCACGGGACCGAACGGGATTCCTGGGATGTTCGGGAAAGGCCCGAACGGGATTCCAGGGACGTTCGGGAATGGCCCGAACGGGATGCCAGGGACGTTCGGGAATGGCCCAAACGGGATTCCAGGGACGTTCGGGAATGGCCCGAACGGGATGCCAGGAACGTTCGGGAACGG